CAGAGATTTTAGCAATCATCTCGTCAGCAAGTTTTTTACTTCCCAAAGCGATGGCTAAAATTTTAGCAGTTCTATCACTTGGAGCTGTGTTGTTTTCCATAGCAGCTTTAAGATCAGCGGCGGCCTTTTTATCCGCCATCATAATCTCTAGTTCTACTGTCTGTTTTTTATTCAAAGACATGTTCTACCTCTTAAGCCGATTGTCTAATGTTGTCAAGAGTAATTCTATTCAAGATAAAGTCAACACCTTGTACTGGAGTGATAGTAATATCAACGACCGCAGTGTTTCCGTTAATTTGAACAGTTAGATTTTTAAAACCTAATTGACCATTAGTATCATCCCCAACGATAATGTTCGCTCTTAAGAAAGAATCCATGATCGAGATGATAGTGTTTTTAATTGACTGAGCAGTTCCAGTTGCAGCTTTGTTACCAACAAAAATGGCTTCAAGTTGTTGACGTAAGTTGTAAGCAACATAGTCAGCAGCTTCAATAACTGATACTCGATTCCACACAAAGTTAGCGTCAATTCCGTAAGTAGTATTGTGAACAACAACTCGGAAACCACCGCTATCAGCCTCTTCTAAAGGAACCAATCCAGCATCAATTGCTAAATCTACTTGAGTCTTAGAATTGTAATCTTGGTGTTTAATTCCATTAGCATTTACAAATTTGAAAGTAGCAGGAGTACCAACTTCAGTTCCAGCTTGGATACCAGCTAACATACAAGAAGCTGCCCAAGGATCAAGGAATACTAAGTCTCCACTAGCGTTCAAGACCTGAACATCTTGGAAAAGCATTGAAGCTCTTTCGTGGTTCAAATTTTGAGCAGCCTGTTGTACCGCAGAGAATGACGCTTTTTTAGAAACATAACAGTTTCTTTCAGAGCGATTTTTAGTATTTGAAGCAGTGATACAGTGAGTCAAGGCTTGCAAGTTTACAGCGTCAACTGTGAATGTTGAAGCAGGATCGGTGTCACCGCTAGCAATAAGCGCAGAAGCATCTTGCGAAATCAATGGAACAACTTCGTTACATCGCATTGCAAGAAGTGCATCAAATCCAGCTTGGAAAGATGAATTTGCAGAAGCTCCACGAACTGCGCCTGATAAGAAGACAGGTCCTACGTTAGCAGGAAGACCTTCTACGTTAGCAATTTGGGCAATTGTAATTAATTGAGATTGACTGTTAACGATGTCTAGCAATTCTTGCTGAGCACGTCTAAGCGTCTTAGAAGAAGCTTTGATGTCAAGTCCTGTACTAATAAAATCCAAAGAAGCAGCAGATGTAGACTTAGCATTCTTAAAGCTTGTAGAAGCTGTAAAAGAAGCATTTGAGTCAATAATATCAGCTAAATCTTGAAGAGTTTTTCCTTGAAGAGAAATACTCAAGTTATCCGCAGGAGTAGATGAAGTAGTAGCTACAAGAGTTTTAACACCTGCAACATTTTGAATAGTCAAAGCACAAGAAGCGTCTGCTCCAGTGTATTGAATGTCCAAAGCAGCTGCATAAGCGTTTTCACTCAAAGTTTCCGTTACACCATTCTTTTTGATAGTGATTACTTTGTTATTCGCAGAAGAACCATTAGCAATAGTAATATTGATAAGGTTTTCATCTTCTCCAAAGTTTTGAGAAGAAGCTGTGAACAAGTCAGCAGCAGCACTATTCTTTAAAGCTTTTGAAGCTTTAGAAGAAGCATTTGTTTTATAAACTCGGATCAACGAAGCTCCATTTGGAACTCGGTTATCTTTCGCAGGAGCAATCAACAGTCTTGCTGCATCTACAATAGGACCAGACTTATACTTAGCAATCAAAGAGGCAATATCTTCGCTAGTAAAAGTTTGAACGCCTTCGCTAGAACCTGGGGCTCCGCCTAAAGCTTCTCCTACGATAGCAACAATACCTGTTTGTGCTAAAGGAAATCCACCTGCTAAATTTACAGTGGTTTTGGAATACGCACCTGGCTTTGCTAGGCTTGCTCCATTAAAAGGTACTCTAATTGACATTTTCTACTCCCTCTTTTCAGTAAGACTTGAAGAGTTCATCAAACTCTGATCTAGTTGCACTCACCATTTCGTTTGCTTCTGCGTATGCACGCATGGGCGGTTTGTGGTGAGCTAACACTTTCCGCTCCTTTAAAAGAACTTGAAAGTATACATCAAAAGACATTAGCTCTTCAGACTCTTCACTAGAAACTTCTTCCATTAGATTATCAGCTTCTAGATCGACTTTTTTGAGTTTCTTATCCTTCATTGTTTCATCCTGTATTTTAGCACAATACCGACCTGACTTTTCAGGTTACTCGTCCTTTGGACTAGTAGTTGT